AGAACCTGTATTTGCACCAGTACCAAGTTGAACTGCGGTAAGTCCACTGACCCCCGGCGCCCAGATGTTGGTCGTCAGTCCAGCGACCCGATAGTCAGCGGGATGGATAATGGTCGAAGTCGATGTCCCTGCGATTGCCTCAGCATCAGTCGCAAACATAGCCCCCGCATCAGAAATAGTTACGCTCATTAGACGACAGCGTAGGCGAGGTGGACAGGAGTGGCGGCGGCAGAGGCAATAACCCGCACCACCCCGTTGTAGTTATCGAGGCTGATGTTGCCCTGCGGAGCAATCAAGATGCCAGCAGTACCAGTATCGGCAAGGATGACTTGGATGGTCGCCGTAGTGGACTTGTTCTGCACGATCACCACGACCCGGCGCTCAGGCGTCACGGCGGTGGCAAGCAAGGTGCTGGCCGATGTGCCAGCCGTCAAATCCTGATGGGTGAACCCACGCAGGAAGGGGGTAGAGAATGAGATGTTAGCCATTAGTGTGTTAGTAAGTTCTGATCATGTTGATGCGGATGCTCTGCTTCTGCTGACGGAAAATCTTGTCGATTTCCAAGTCCAGCATGCCCTGGGCCTCCTGCTCAGCGACCTGAGCCGCCTCGGTCTGGAGCTCAGAGCGCAGCCAATCGGCGTACATGCCGCGCGAGACGAACGTCCCGAAGATGTACGGCACTTCCTTTTTAGCCCACTTAGCAGGGTGCGTCGCAGGGGACTGCCCAGCGGTCGTCGCCTCCAAGCACTCGTAGAAGTCTCCGTAATGAGGCTTACCGGGAACGGGCATGGTCGTGCCAGTGCCGCTTCCGCTGTCGAAGTAAGCCTGTGCTCCCACTGAGTAAGCGATGCTGGAACCCCATACATCACCGAACAGTTCAGGCTTCTTGACGCGGTATTCCCCCCAGACCGTCGAAGGGTCTGAGCCGAAGACCAGCTTCACCACGCTGCCATCGTTATAGATGCGGTAGGAGAGGGGCTGGGCTTTCGAGGTCAAAAGGGGGTCTTGGTCGTAGCAGTTCAGAACCTCGCCGGCGTCGGCAGGGATCGCGGCGGTGACAGTACCCGTGGTAGCGTCCACCGTGAACTGCGAAACGCGAACCAAGTCAGGCCAGTCCTGGGACTCCCATGCCATACGCAGGCGCTGGTTGGCGAAGTCCCTGAACTGAGCGAACGTCTCGTCAGTGATGTTATGCCTGTCCTGTCCGGCGAGCTGGATGCCCTCGAACAAGATGGTGCTGAAGTTCACGGCTCTCATGTGAGGTATCCGTCTGATGTGAAAATTGCCCCGTTGACCACTGTGCGCTTGACGCGGTTTTTCACAGCGATCTCCGGGTTGTGCTTGATGAAGTCGTCCACGAAGGACTTGTCATCCCAGCACGCATAACCGAGGCGTTGGCCCCAGTAATGAAAAGCAGAAAGGGGGATTTGAGCCTTGAGCTCTCCTACCCCCTCCAGACTCGAAGCCGCGTTCGCATGTCGGAACGCTGCCTGCTGCTTAGCCTGGGAACGGGCGGTGACTTCTTGCTTCCGCCATCCGTTGAGGAGTTCCCTCTCCACCTGCTTTCGCAAGTGGGAGGGGATTACCTCAGCAAATGACTGAATGATGTCAGCCACCTGTGGATTAGGCGCTGAAGTCGAACTTACCGAAGGCCAGCGGGTTGTACACGCAGAGGCCGGCGACGGCTTCGACGAGACGCGCTTCGCCACCACCAGCGTTCGGGAGCTCAGTGACCTCAGCGACGTTGCCGCCGTAGCGCACTTCGAGCATGTCGAACGGGATGATGTAGCCCGAGAAGTTGTTCTTCAGGAACAGCGACGGGTGCAGGCGGATCTGGCCGAAGTCGCCCTCGAACACGTCCACGGTGCTGATGTAGGACGGCTCCGAGGAGTCGCGGGTCAGCGTGCGGATGGTGTTGTACTGGTTGGTACCAGAGGCGGACGTCGTGAACACGAGGTTCGTGAACGCGCGCTTCAGGGTCGGGCCGACGATGGCGTCGTAGTTCTTGTACTGGCCGGTCTGGGTGTAGATGCCGGTCAGGACGTCCTGGACGACAGACTCCGTGAGGGAGGCGGTGCCGACGGTGCTGATCTGCGCGGCGGCAGGGCAGAACGAGGAGGCAGCGGCAGGGAGGTCAACCGTGTCGATGTTAGCGGCGGTGACGATCCACTTGTCCAGACCACGGGTGCGGTAGCCGACGGTGCCGTTATCGACCTGAGCACCCTGATTGGCGCACATCGCGACTTCCATCTCGCGCTTGATGAGCGTGATGGCCTTCGAGACGTTGTTCGAGAGTTCGTCGCGGACACCGGCGACGTTAGTGACCGAGGACTGCGTGAGCTTCGAGACGCGGACAGCCTTGCGGAAGACCTGGACACGGTTCGAGAGTTCGACGCGGTACTGGGTAGCACCATCGACGGTGTAGTTGTCGTACGAGGAGACGTCGGTACCATCGACCACAGGGGTCGGGGCGGACGTTCCGGGGAGGCGGTCAGCCTGCCAGCGGAACAGGGTGTTGCCGGGTTCGGCACCCTTCTTCGCCATGGAGGTGAAGGGGGTGTCCTTCGCATCGACGAGGGAGATGAGGTTCGCCAGGTCTTCGCGCTTACCGGCGTTGACGAGGCTGCGTTCTGTGAGGAGGGCCATGATATTTTATGAGTTGGGGTTGGGGCTTAAATGAAGTTCTTGGAGATTAATACTCGGGCGAGGTCTTCAGCGTTAGTCGTTTTGCGGAAACGATCCACGGCGGTTCGAGCCTGTACTTCTGCGGGCTTGGACTTGACCGGGGTTACGGTAGGACGGACGGGCTGTACTTGTGCTTTCCTCTGAGGTGCCTGAGCAACCTGACCTTCGCGGGTCATGTATCCTCTGACATAATCACCAATGAACATCTTGAAGTCGGGGAACGCCTTGAGTTTAGGGAAAACCTTCAGGACATTCTGGGCTACTTGATATTCCTTGCTTTCCGGCTTGTTCCACCAAGGGTAATGCTTGGCGGCGATTGGCTCAATCTGTTCGCGGGCTTGGATCGAACCCAACTGCTTAGGCAGCTGTTCTTCGATGGCGCGCGTCGCATTGACCAACATCCGGGTGACGTCCTCTTGGCCGTATTCCTTGTCTCCAAGGACAAAGCCGTAGGGGTTCTCCATGCACTTATATTTTAGCCAGCGGGCGTTTTCCAGTTCCTTTTCGACCTGTGCCTTAGTCTGAAGCGACTCGAACGGGTTAGATGCGTCGTTGACGCTAGTTGCCGCCGGGTCGGACTGAGGTGCCGATTGGATTTGCTGTTTCAGCGCTTCCATCTCCTCGCGGAGCTTGGTGACTTCCTCCTCGGCCTGCTTGCGCTTAGCCGTGAGTTTGTCGATGCGCTTCTGGACGCCCTTGGGAAGATCGCTGTCTTCTTCGTCGTCTTGCGTATGCTGTGAATGAACTTCGTCGATACCATCCTCTGCCTGGGGGAGTTCCGTGTCGGTTACTTCGTCCTGCTGGGACGCTTCGCCGGCGTTGGAGTCCTTGACTTCCGTTTGGATTTCGCCCTCATCACCGGCCTCGGGCTGTGCCGCCTGTTCTTCGTCAGCGAACAGGGTGCTGCGGAGGATATCCGCGAGCTTATCTTGGGTTAATGCCCCTGACTGGGCGTTTGACTGTACCTCGGGGTTGTTTTGAGCCGTTCCGATCTCGGCGTTGTTGTTGTCTTCCATAATCAGAGAGTTTTGCGTCCACTCAGAGGACGTATGGGCAGTAACGCCCTAAAATGATGTAAGTCAACGGGGGTCAGCCCCGCTTGCGAGGTTTGGCAAGATTACGCATTATTCTTGACCCCGAAGCGCTCTCGGAGGGCTTCCGACTGCTCTGCGAGGAGCAAGTCCCGGAAATCCCTAAGAGCCTCGGCACGTCCGCAAGCGTGAACCCTCTTTTCGCCTTCGATGCTATAAGAGATAGCACGATCGACTTCAGCGGCGATAGCAGAGTCCATATACGCGAGAACAGCGTCAAAGACTTCGTTTTTCTCGAAGCCGAGCGTCCGCCTGACTTCTTTCGGGTCAAGCGCCATAGCCGGGTTGCTGGCCCTCCTGCGCCATCTTATCCGAGACAGGGGTGACGCCTAGGCGCCCGATGGTCTTGTTCTGTTGCTGCTGGACGCTCATCTGGAGGTTCTGGACGTAATTCTGGATAAGAGCCTGGAACTGCTGGTCGCTCTGAGCCTGCTGCTGAGCCTTCTGGTTCTTCTGGATGATATCCTGGAGATACTGGAGCTTAGTCCCGGCGGTGGGGTCGTTTTCGACGT